ATGTTGACTTTCTTTAATAAACGTAATCACGTAATTCATAATGCTTGCCATCTGTGGTTTAGGTGCGGCGACACCATACCATGCTAATTTATCTCGCAGCTTTTCGTAGGTCAAAGCGTCAGTCTGTGGCATAGCAAACTCACGCATACCATCTTTAGGTAGATGTAACCTAATCCATACTGTATCACCTTTCACAGGGTCATATAGTCGTTTAACAATATATAAGTCGTGCTCATAAATATTAATCGAGTCTTCGTTGCCCTCTTTATCCTTAGTCTTTAAATAGACTCCGCCTTTCTTACCCCTGAAATACGGGAATGGATACAAAGGAACTGTGACCGTTTCTGTCCTATTATCCTCCGTCTCAACAACGAGTTGATTCTCTTCCGCACTAGCGATTTCAGATCCAAGCTGAATAGGTGATGTAATTTTATTTCTGTTTGGACATGTCGCACATTCTTTTGGGCTAAGCTTCTCAAATGTCTGACAGGTGTATGGCCCCTTAGTTGCATTTGCTTTCTTCTCGGTTTCGACTGGATTGTATTGCGGATGATTTGATGATATTTTATGAACTGCTTCATCTGCATCTACACAATGTGCGGCAATTGATAACCCTGCTCTCCATAGTGGCTCCTCTATATCTTGTTGGTTAAGTACAATACGTTCTAGCTGTGCACAACCTTTGCCGTTCAAAGTTTTAAGCATTATAGTTTTAAACCTACTCTGCTTATTACCCATCAAGGCACGGGTCATTTCATTTAGTTGCCTAGGTATATAATCCGGTGCAACTAAAACACCTAGTATCTTTTTTATTTCTCCGTGGTCTATCTCATCGCATATTGCCAATAACTCAACAGGGAACGGTGGGTTTGACTTGTGATTCCAAGTCTCAGGAACTCTTAGAATAGATGCACTATCCGCAGTCCTAGATGAATCTGCATGAAACTCAAACTCTTCACATAAACTTTTTATACGCTCGGCGGTAGGAAGCCACTCCGCTCTAGAGATAGTTGTTGTCAATCTCCAGTAAGCATGTACGCCTCTACCCGAATTAACTATCGTGGGTAACGGCATGCAAATTTTAGTACAAAATGTTTTAAGTGCTTCTAAACCTTCTTCTCTATCTTCATATGGTTTAGTAAGTCCGCAATCAATGTCAATCCAAAAAGATCTAAAGAAATTACTATTCTTTTGTGTTCTCCCATCCGTTTTGTTTTGGTATTTGGCGCAAGCAAAGTAGACATTATATAAGTCGTCAACTAAATCCTTTGCAAGTATCTCAACTTCTGCTAACGTATCAACAAAAATTTGTTTGGGATACCCTTCCTCTTTTAGTCCGACTATGCAGTAGACACCTTCCCCTTCAGGAGGCAACACTGCCTTAAGCAAATCTGTCGTCGCCATATGTCCCTTAAATTAAACTTCCGCATTCGGTAGAAGTTTGTCCAATAGTTTTTTAATTTTTTCAGCTTTGTTCTTGTGTGGCACTGACTTGCCGACGAACCATGAATATACAGTCATACGAGATACTTTAAAATATTTCGCAACTTTAGCTACAGGAACGTCGGTGTCAATACACACCCTTCCAAGAAGGACACCAATATTTTTCTTGGTATCTGCTTCTTGGTTGGCTTTAACAAGATGGAAGCTATAGCCCCGTAAACTCATTTGTGTTATGTCCAATCTTTCATAACAGCTTTTAAGTCAGCTTTGGGAGCGGGCTGAGCTTTTTTATCTTCACGCTTCTTTGGCTCAGCTATTTCCTCTTGTTCAACTTCTACCTTTGGTGCTGCTATGGCTTTAGGCTTTGAGTCGGTCTGTGCTACAGTAGTTTCTACTGCACGCTTAGCGGAAGGTGTTTCTCCTTGACGCTTAGCAACTTCCCACTCTTCCTTGCTCAAAAACTTAACTGGGCGGAAGTACACTTTAGCAACGTCGCTCTTTTCATCAAAGCGCATTTCAGTTACTAACGTATTAAGGTTGTACCCTTGTGAACCAACGTACTTAGCAAACTGCTCAAACGGCATAGTGTTTAATTCACCTTTACCGAATATAGACTTGGATGCTAATTCTAGTTGATACACATCGCCACCAACATCATCAGCTAAAACAACTGCTAACTTGCGACGATGACGGCATGCACGGCTATCACCTTGACCAGACCCTTTGATATTCTGTGGGCACTCGACGCAGTTGTGGTGCTGTGCTTCTTTAGCAGACGCATCAGGTGTTACACCATCGTTAGACCAGCAGTCAGGTGCAGTAGCTTCTTCGCTTGCGCTATATGCTTTAGCGTAGAACTGCCGAGATATATGCTTAGCCGCATTAACAATAACGATATTCATTTCCTCGTTCTTGCTAGTAACAATTTCCTCGCCATTAACAACCATGCGGAACTTACTACCACGCAAAGATATACGCTTGCTACTACCACCATTACCAGCTAGGGCTTTAGTTACAGCATCAAGTTCTACGTCCTTTAAATACTCGGGTAGGTTTTGATTAAACAAAGTCATTTCACTCATTTACTTCTCCTTACAGTTATATGATATGCGTTATCCACGTTTAGACCGGGTGGTAACATGTCCGGGTTTTCTGCTAAGAACTGCTTTATGTTTGTTTGATGTATGCGCCGTTCTAAAACTTCGGGCACATTATGTTCAAACATCCAATCGTAAAAACGCTCCCAGTCATTAGTCCAATACTTAGACTTGATGGTGCGAATTGCGGTACCGTCTTTAGTTTTGATACTATCGGCACCTGTGTTTTTGCATATGCTTAAAAGCTCTTGGTTAATGAGGTCTAGCTTGGTAACAAACTCGCTATCAATCTCTTCCCATTCCCGCTTAGCTTCTTCTCGTGCATCCCTAATCTTAATAAAGACAGAGACGAGTTTATCGACGTTCATGCCGTCAGTTGGTTCCATACTTTTCCTTTCAAATATAAACGAATCTTTGTTCGTTGGATACAATTATACTACAACTATTTACACTGTCAAGTGTTTTCTTCAATTTCTTTTTGATATAAATCAATTATTTTTGTGTGAACATTTAACTTATTTTGCAACATACCATACATCCTTGTCTCTACGGGAGAACCCTTAATATGCACTACAGTCATAGCGTTCTTCTGTCCCTGCCTGTCTATACGAGCATTAGCTTGCAAGTAAGTTTCAATAGACGTTACTGGAGCGTACCAAATAATTGTATCGGCGGCTGTTAATGTTACACCATGTGCCGCAGCTTGTGGCTGAATGATGAGAACTTTTATATCGTCTTTTTCTTGAAACCGTTTAAATATTTCTGTGCGCTTATTGACGGTAACAGCCCCGTTAATTATTTCCGAGGGAATACTTGCCCCTCTCAAATGCGCTTTGAGTAGTTCTATTGTATGAGTAAACGGGACAAACACAAGCACTTTATTACTAGACTCGTTGATTACTTCTTCTACAACACGAAGGCGATTGCTAACATCAAACTCAACCACACTACCAGTATCGCTGTAAACAGCACCGCCAGAAATCTGCAAGAGTTTATTGAGATTAACAGCTGCATTGACGGCACTAATTTCTTCGCCATCGGCAACCATAAGCATTTCTTTTTTGAGTAACTTATAATATTTCTCCTGTTGCGCAGTAAGTGGGGCATCTCTAAACACATGCGTAACTTCGGGCAAGTCTAAACATTCTTTTTTAGTGTATCGAATAGCTGGCTGTAAAGCATCAAACACAACCTGATTGGCGTTTGGTCTAGGTATCCAACGGAACTGACTAATGTTAATCATAGTCTGATCTCTAAACGCACCAAAGAATCTAGGCACTCTCTCGGGCACGCATAGTTTGGCTAAGCCGAAGGCATCGGTAGGTGTTTGAGCCGCTGGTGTTCCTGTCATAAGCCATAGCCTAGTGTCAGGGCGTACCAACTCTTTCATAGTTTTCCAACGTTTTGTAGTAACAGTTTTATACGCATTAGCTTCGTCAATAATAATTAAATCAAAGTCATTACGTGCTATGTCCTGTGCAACAATCTCAACGCCATCGTAATTAATAATCACAAACTCGGCATCGCTATCAATGATGGCTTTGCGTTTAATCCTAGAGCCGTAAGCAACACCAACTTTGCGATGTACTGCAACTTTAAATAGGTCTGCCTGCCATGCGGACTGCATGATAGATAAGGGGCATACAATTAACACCCTATTAATTAATCTATTCTCGAGTAGATAGTCTGCCGCCCAAATAGCTGATGCAGTTTTACCTGTGCCCTGTTCGTTAAAACAAAATGACCGAGGGTTTGTAGTAAAGAAGTATGTTGTCTCTTCTTGATGCGCCATTGGAGGATAAGCCCCAGGCCAAGAGTATTTACTTAGTCTTTTTGGTGGGCTTGTTTTTCTTGACTGTGTGGTCGGAGTTTCTTGAGAAGGAGCGATTGACGTGGGCAGGCTTGATTTGTAAATTTCCTTTGGCGTTTGTTCCACCCTTGCTAAGCGGCTTGACGTGGTCAATATCCTTGCCCTCTCGGGCGTCGGATTTCCCATTATTATTCTTGTCGGTTCCTGTGGAGTCGAGTTCGTATCGTGCTCTTGCTCTCGTATTTCTCGTACCTTGCTCATCTCGGGCTTTCTGTTGTTGGTATTCCTTCTTGTAAGGACGGGGTTTGTTCACATAAGGCATATTTATCCTCTTCTTTCCTGTAAAAATATACGGCACCATTAGCCAATACTACGTATTTTGGCATAGAATCCTTGCCATAACAATCAGTAAGTTCTTTGAGGATTTGCTCGACTTCATCGTTAGTCATTAACATCTCCCATCAGG